GTATAGAACTTTGTTTAAAGTCATATCCTTGAGATAAATCTTGTTCTAATCTTGATTTAACTAAGTTATATTCAGGGTCTTGAGAACCTTGGTCACCTCCAATGGTTGCTTTATATCCAGGATTGTTATATTTTGGCGATGTCCAAACTAAACCCCCATCTAAACCACCATCATCATATAAACCTCTACCAGCTAATCCAAATTTGAATTTTAAATCTTCACCCTCAAAATCTTTCGCAAGTTTATCAGGTCCATAAACAATTGACTGAACTTCTTGATTAAAAGGATTAACAGGTATTTCTCCTGCCGGACCATCGATTCTTGACGCATCACTTTTTTTACTACCTACATAATATCCCCCTTTAGTTGGATTATCTAAAATATCATTGATGATTTTTGTAGCACCGTCCAATATTTCACCAATAACACCCTTATCATAGTCGGGAGAATACCTATTAAATCTTAAATTAAAATATAATTGGGATTTTTGTCCTCCTCCTGTATTATCTAAAAATAACTGAGATGGTGATTTCTGAGACAAGAGATTACCAAATAGATTTCCCAAAGTACCTCCTCTTGGGTCTTTTCCACCATTAAAAGCCCCAGAAATTTGTCCAAACGAACTTAAGTTCTGTTCATCGGTTGTAAAATAATCACCAGGTATTACTGAACCCGGAAAATTAAATCCCGCCAATCTTGCCGCGAAATCCGCAGCCCTAAAGACAAAGTTAGCGGGTCTTGTAATTTGCCAATTTCTTTCAATTAACGGAGCGTTACCTTGTAATAGTTGTAATGCAAATACTGGGTCACTTACCGCATTTTGTAAATTAACACGTCCTATAGTATTTCTTAATATTTCTCTCTCAACTCTAGCCTTAAGTTCTGTTTTAAGTTTTAAAGAACCAATCTGAGCCAACTGAGAGTCTTGAGATAAACTACCATTATCACCCGTTGGATTATCTTGTAAATATATCTGATACGGAGTATATGTTGAAGGTACAAAGTTTAATGGTTCATAATATTGAGCAAATGTCGGTACCGATTGTATATTATTTATAGTTGTAAGTTGTATGGGTATACTTGAACTATACTTATTTTGTGTTGGTATTATTAACTCATATTGAAGACTTTGTTGGGGTAACTTAGCATCCGTAAAATCATATGGCCCTAAATTAGATTTGGTGTTAGCCAATCCTCCTACATTAATAGTTTTATTATAACCTCCATTTGGTCCGTAAGGATTTAACGGATATAATAAATCCGCAAATGGGTCTAATGTTATTAACGTATCAGGCGAATCTTGAACAACATCGTCTCTTAATACCGTTTCACGAACAATATTTGCTGCGGTTGTTGGGGTATAAACTCCAGGAACCGTATATGGAGATAAGTTTCTTCCAAGAAGTGCGTTTCTAAAACCTGCGGTAGATGGAAATGTTAATTGACTTGGCATTTATATTTTTATTTATAAATAGATTTATAATTAATTTTATGAAACTTATTCTAAAATATTAATTTTAGCCTTTGGTGTGTTACCTCTTATCGCCATATTTTCACTATGATTATTCGCAATCTGTTTGGAAACTAATTTTTTAAATTCTTCTGCTCTTATATAATTCATAACTGTTGCTTGCAAATCAGCAGGGTCAACCTTAAGATGAATATCAATTGTTGATTTAAATTCGTTAATATTGTTTGAATATGATGGATTATTGTTTTGATACCCCGAATTAATTAATTTATCCCTATTTAGTTGACTTGGAGTTACACTTGTTGATACGGGACTAACATTATTAGGTGTTACACCTTTAGAATCATTTTTAACTTTACCATATTTTTCTAAAAAACCGAGAACATCATATTTAGGTCCCACGGTTTCTCCTTTATTTATTAATTCATCCCTTTTTCTATTCGCAGCATCATCAAAACCTTTTGCAGTTTCTTTTAGATTAATAACATTTTGTAAATCTTTTTTTAAATCGGCACCTACTTGATAAATATTCCTTTTACCCGTAGCCAAGTCTGAAAGCATTTCAACAATATTGTTAGTCGCGGCATCTATTTTTTTACCAGTTTTGTCAGTATTTAAACGTCCTGATTTGTCTCTTGTAAAACCCGCCGCACCTCCAGCACCCTCAACTAACGGCGACACAATATTTCCCACTTTTTTCATACCCTTATCTAATAATGGAGACGCCGCAAGTCGTCTTGGTACAACACCCTTTAAAGCCTTAATCGAGTTGTTAATATTAGTTAATGTATTGTTAGCCTCCTTTTGTAACTCTATTGCACTTTTAGCTGGTTCATTCATCTTAACTAAAGCCTCTTTATTATCTTTAGTTAATTGAGAAACTTCTTTAGTTACACTTTCAATTTGTCCCGTTTCTTTATTCATCTCATCAAACGTAACAACATATTTCCCATCTTTAAGTTGAGCCATATTGGCAATCATAGTTCTAGCCTGTTCATCACCCGCAAAATCAGGAGAAAATTTAATCTCTCGTAATTTTCTATCTAAATCACCAGCATTTAACGCCATCTTAGCTAACTCGTCAGCATTCATACCGAAAGCTTTCGCCATTTCTCTAAGTGTTTGTTGAGCACCAGGAAGTATCGCCATTTTGTCATTTTTTTCATCAAAATATGTCAACGCTTGAGCAGCTTTTAAAATTTCTTCTTGTAATTTGGCAGGGTCGTTTCTTCCCATATCCATCAATTTATACGGGTCAAGTAATGATGCAACATTAACTCCAAGTCTTTGCATTGCCGCCGCGGTTTCAATCGCGTTTTCAGGGTCAAATAGTTTCTCCGCAAAATCAAGAGTTGATTTCATATCAATTCTTAAACTCGCAGCCTTCGCAGCCATTTGAGCCATACCCTGAACTCCATTTTCAAAATTATATAACGCTAATTTTCCAATATTTGCACTAATCTGACCATATACTGCAGCGGTAGTAACCCCTAATTCTCTTGATTTATTAATTATTCCTAAAACTTGGTTAGAGACATCATATAGACCATATCCGGCATTCATAAAACCTTCAACCATTTTTTTAGTACTTTCCGCAGTCACCTTAGACCCATCACCTACTAAATTACCTACAGCATACAAATCAGCATATGCTTCTTTATTTAAAATTGTTTGAGTTTGTAATGATTTGACAACACCTTCTTGTATTGCAGCAACGTCTTCTAATGAACCACCAAGTTCGATAACACTAGCAGCCGCACCCTCCATATTTTGTTTAATAGATGCGGTTAAACCTCTCATACCACCAAAACCAAGTGCAAGTTTTGTTGCAGCAGTTTCCATAGTATTTATACTATTTTTCAATATCTCAAGAGCATCACCCGTAAAATCAATATTACTCTGCGCCACTTTTTGAAGAGACGCAATTTCGTCAAGAGTTTTCATAAGGTCAAAAGGTTCGGTAACCGGAACTCCTTTAGATTCTGTAACACTTGAATCAGTAGATTTTTTTTCTAACATTATAAAACTGTTTTATACTATAAATACCCATTAATTACTTTTCAGGCGTGTTTTCTTTAACTAATTGGTCTATTAAATAACGTCTTAAGTATACAGGCATTTGAAGAAAGTCCGTGTAAGACACTCCTATGTGTTTACTACAGACATAATATTCCCAAGATTGGGTTTCTCTATAACTAGAAGAAAGCGCGAAAAAACTCAACCCCAAAGACTATATTCACATATGTCTCTTTTCCTGATGGGGCGATTACTTTTTTGGTTAAGTCTAACGTAGGTTCATTCTCATCAACGAATTTTCTAATGTATTTAGCGTCAGATATTGGTAGTGAATCAATTGTTTGTGAAATATAACCCCTATCAGAATTACCTTCAATATCAACAATCATTTTTGATAATTTCCAAGTCGCTTTAGGAGCAATTCTACCCGTTGGGTACGATTCCGCTTGATTGTCTAACTCATTTAATTCACCAAAAGATAAAGGTTTTAATTTAACATTTAAATTAGATTTTGGTAATGTTGTAGAAAAAGTACCATCTTCATTAGGTGCAACTTTACATTCTTTAATATGTAATTCGTCAAGTAAAATAGTTGTTTCAAACTGTTTACCTGTTTCAGGGTCAGAAACATTAAATGAATATTCAGGTCCAAAAGCGGTGTTTCTTAAAAATATTAATATCGCTTGAATATCTCCTTGAAGTAATTCATCTGGTTTAATTTCAGGTTCGTAAATTTTATTACGTAATAATGTCATAATTAACCCATCTTTACCGTAATCACCTCCAGCCATTAGCAAATTTTCGTCCGCAGCTGTAAGATAACCTACTTTGATAGATTTCTTTTTTGATTTATAAAAAACCCCATTTGAAGGTAGTTTTACCACATCGTGTGGTAATGAAAAGTTCTGTTGTCCATATTGTGATGATGTATCCATATAAAAAAAATTAACCGTAGAGATTTTATAGTGTCCCTACGGTTAAATATAGTTAAAGTATTTTTTTTATCAATAGTAAAAATCAATAAACTAATATACATCTATCCATTCTTAAAGATGCACTGATTGTTGCAAGACCATCTTGAGAGTATCCTAACTCCCCAAAGTTTACGTCAGTTAAGAAAGTTCCTTCTAAAATCCATTTCTCAACAACAACACCAGTTGGGTCTAACATTTCTAAGTCGATATTTTTCTTATACCCCGCAGCATAACCCATACGTCCTGTAACTGACTCAGCGTGTAAACGAACCCACTCCATAAGAGCTTGAGCCGCAGACGGTCCAATAGGGTCACGGAATTTAACGTTAATAGGGTCCCAAGTGAATCTACCAGCAACATATGTTGATGTATTCAAAAATTGAATCTCAGTTGAACCAATTTTTATTTTTGGTCTAGAAGTAGACTCTACGAACCATTCGTTAATACCTAAGGTGGATGGAAACCTAAGAATGAATCGGTTCATCCTTTTTGGTTCATACGGTATCGGCATTTTCATCAGTAAATCAGCCATAATATTTTTTTTTAGTTATTTTTTTTTATTTATACTAATAAATACTTTAAAATTATTAATTTTCGTATTTACTTTGTTTTTTTATTTTATTATTCTTTACTAGAATTAATTATTACTAGTTATTTATTACTAGTTATTTAATTCTAGTTTTTTAATTTATTTTAATATTTAATTTTTTTGCCTCCAGCTGTTAAATATGGTTGAACTATATTATCAGGCTTATTCTCAAAATGTTTCTTAATTGTTTCCACATTTTTTAAATCGTCATCAGAAAATCCAATCGTTGGTAAAAAGAAGTTCCTCACATTGTTTTTAAGGTACGCTTTTTTGTTTAACTTGTGAGAAAGTCCCTTAATAAAATTAACAAATTCATCTAACGCTTTAACTTTCTCCTCCTCAGGATTTGCCTCAGCTCCTGTCCCAAATGAAACGGGATAAAATTTACATAAATCTAAGTAACTTTTAATTAACTCTAAATCGGAAAGTTCTTCTTCGTCAGTAAAATTTCTGTATTTTTTTAAATTTTTAACCAATTCCCCCTTATTAATCCCTTTAAAATCTGAGATGATATAATTGTAAACCGCCTCTTTAATAGTGTTTGGATTATGTCCTCTCGCAGTGATTATCGAAAAAATTGAACCGTTATTAATACACTCTACAAAATCATTCCAAGCAGGACCCGGTTTTGCTAACATAGAGTCAATTAAAAATGCTTTATCTCCTGCGGTTCTGAAGTTTCTAAATGGGTCTTCATCAAAACCAACAATCATCTTACCATTATAGTCAAAATCTTCTTTACCAATTTTACTTCTATAATGTGCAAAATCTTCAGTTGTCATTCCAACTACATCACCGTTATCATCTTTAACCATAATACGGGTTGGCATTGTTACAATATTATCGTCCCAATCGAACGCGTAGTACTTTAAATCTGGAGTACCTTCTTCTGTAAATCCTTCTCTTAATCTCATAGTTTATAAATAGGCGATAAGGGGATACTTTACGTACCCCCTTTTTATTTTTTTTAGATATTATCAAATGACGCTCCTGTTGGAGTAATCAAGAACTCAATATCAATGAATTCCAATGATTTAGTAGGTTTGATATAAATCTTACCAACTAATTGGTTTCTATCTAAATCTTCAGCTGAAGATGAAACTGTTACACGGAAATCGTATAACCCTCTGTCTCTTCTGATAGCGTCTAAGATAGGATTAACTGCGTCTAAGAAATCTTGTCTTACTTTATCGTCGTTTTGTTCGAACAATAACCTTACAGCTACTGCTGAAATCAACTTACGAGCTTGTAATAACAATCTTCTAACATTAATTCTGTCAAGAGCACTTTCTCTAATTTGTAGAGTTTTGTTACCCCAAATTACAGTTCCCACATCAGAGAATGTTGCGATTGGATTAATTCTACCAACATAAAGAACATCTCTGTCTTCTTGTGTTAGTTTACGTCTTGCTTTAACCGCGTTTACTAAACCTCTTGTGTAACCCGCTGATGCGAACCAAGGGAAAGCAATATTATCAGTTAATGCTAAGTTTCTACAAACCTCACCTGTTGCTGGTAAATAGATTTGTGTGTTATTAACAGTATCACGAGTTAATACCCAAGGATAATAAGTTGCCGTGTAGTTAGAGTCTAAATAACCGTCAATCATATCAACAGCTTCTTGTGGATATATGTAATCAGTTTCGTTAGTTGTTGATGGTACAAACATATTAAAGTCAGGGATTGTACAGATATACAATGAATCCGCTCTATTATATTCAATCATTTCAACAGCGTCCTCAACTAAGTTACTATTGTTTTGGAAGTCAATACCAGGTGTAACAAACACGTTAATGTTAACCGCTTCAGGATTTATATAAGTTCTTTGTCCTAATAAATAAGCGTAGTAGTCAGTGTTTGCATAATCTTGAGTATTATCTTCTACAGTTATTCTTCTGAATAATCCTGTACCTGTAGCGTTAGGATATCTATCATCAGGTGCCGCACCTGCTAAATAACCTGAAGAACCTAATTGGAATCTATCACTATTTGTTCTAGACTCTCTGTATATATCCCATCCGTCGAATCCTCCCGCAAATAATAAAGTGAATTTTCTTGCAAATAATCTATAATAAGGATTATCCGCGTTTTGTGGTTCACCTCTAAATGGAGCTGCCCCAACCGCAAATGCCGTTTTACCTGAAGTAACACCGTCAGTAATTGTGACAACAGTTGCTCCTGAGTCCATATGGAATCCTTTAGTCATATATGCCCAATCTTGTAATGCCGGTGATGCTGTATCTCCAAGATTTTGTTTACCAACATATTGGAAGAAATCTAAATCATATCCAATATTACTTGATACACCTAAATAAGTTCTTCTTACGTTATCTCCAGCACTTCTTGTAGGATTATCAGTACCACTTGCAAATCCGAATGGAGGGTTAAATATTGTTTCACCAGGAAAATCATATTTAGTTTTAAAAATTGGGAATGGTGAATTAACTCCATCGTATAATCTAAAGTTATATCCTTCAAAACCACAAGGTAATGAATCCGTCGGAGCATCTTCATTAAGTTCAACCATTATAAATTTAGAATTTAATGAGTATTCCCCATCTGATGAACCAATTTTCTTAGCTACGAAGTTATTTTGGTTAGGGTCCATAGAACAATTAGTAAATTTCTCTAAAACAACAGGTGCATCATCAGTATCGTAATAATCACGAACCATTACATCAAATGTTCCATTACTAAATGAAATATTAAAAATTGATATTTTTATTTGGTAGTTTGCACTATTACCATCCGCAATTGATATAAATTTAAATAATCTATAAACTTTAGTACCTCTTAATTCCGAAACTAAAAAAGGAGTTTCAGGTGCTTGATATCTCTCAGCGTAGTATGCGATATTATCTGACTCATTACTTCTTGCGTCCGGTAAAGAAACTAATTGGGATTTTAAACCTCTAACGTAACCTTTATTATACGCCCATCTTAATAAACTATGGAAATGTTCTTCAACAAATAAAGGAACCTCACTTCTTGGTTTATCAAAATTACTACTACCAAATACTTTTGGTAAGTAAGTTGAATCAGAAATCGATAAAGAAGTTTTGAAAACTAAATTCTTACCACTATCGTTAGTAACGTTAATTGCAAACGGTGCATATGGGTTTTTATCAACAGATGAATAACTTCCAGAAAAATCTAAAGTAACTGCACTTAATGGACTAACTTCATAAGTTGGACCATCACTAGTTGAATTAAATTGAGATATACCTCTTGAACGTAAAGTTGCAACAACTAAATTATTATAGTTAGTGTAACTTGTTCCTGTATAGTAATAAATTTTACCGTGAACCGTCCCTGAGAAACTAGTTGGTTGAGTTGTAGTTGTTGTAGTTACAGGTAATGTAGTCGTTGTTGTTGAACAAGGATTTAGTGTAGTAGTAGTTGTTGTTGTTGTGGTACCTGATGGAGTTACAGGTATTGATGATGTTATAGTTAAACCAGTAACTGTAGTCCAAAATGAAAATCCTGAATAACTATTACCACTATAATTGTTAAATAACGCATAATACCAAGGGTCATTTTTAGGGTCAGTGTAATCTTCATAATAAGAAGATATTGAAGGAACACCTAATACATTAGTTTCTGTTGTGAACACGGAGCTTAAAATACCATAATCAATTTCCGAAATAGTTCCCCAATAGTTGATAGATGTTGCACTTAAACTATTGTTTTGGAAAATAGATTGTAGTTGAGATTGAATATCTTGGTTTAAAGTTGATGTACCACCGTTGAATTGGGTATAACTATTATTCAAAATGTTTTGAATTTCAGCAGGGAATGCTGTTGAGTAACTAATACTACCGTCAACATTAGTAGTACCAGTGAAATTAACATCAAATGATACTGTGTCCGCAGTACACGATAAATCACAGGTACCATCTTTATAATTAGGGATACTTGTACAATATTCCTCGAACCCAACTGTTGTTGAATCAACATTTGCAATTGTTCGAATTGACCAAGACGGACCCGCATCATAACCTGATAAACCTAATATTCTTGTCATAAACATTTGATTAGATTGTTGTAGGTATGATTTTGCAATATACGATGATTCGTACTTTGGAATTTGTGTGTTTATGAATTTTTCTGGGTTAGTCCCACCGAAATAGGTTTGAAACTCGTCGTAGTTTGTTATAAAAATAGGTTCAAATGCAGGACCCTTTAAAGACTCCCCAACTATACCTAAAGTTGTAACACCAACACTCTGAGCCACAAAGCTTAAGTCTCTTTCAGAAGTGTATACTCCAGGAGACACGAATACTTTACTGTTTGTTGCCATTATTTTTTAATTTCTGTTCAGTTTTATTTATTCATAAATATTTGTTTTTATATGAAAAAACTTTACTTTTATAAAGATATTTTTATTTTGGCAGACTTTTTTCTACCTTTTTTCTACTTATGTATATGAGTGATAACAATAAAAAAATTAAAAATCTTAAGATTTCGGTTGAATCTCACGAAATATTGAAGAAATATTGCGATAAAAAAGGTATTAAGATTTACAAGTTTGTGGAGAATTTAATTATCGAAACTTGTAAAGAAAAGAAAGATATCTATGGTGAGCGTTAGACTATCGTCGCTTTAAATTCAATAGTCGACGTTTGATTTGGAAATTCTTTCACGATTTCAAACCTAACAATACTATTAGCATTTAGTTGTATTTTGACAGGGTTTATACCGTAGTATTCATCATTAACAAAAACATCATATGAATCAACATTGTCAGTTTTAATTAATGTCAAATCAACTTTATCGTAAAATCTTTTTGTTGCAAAAACATTTTCGTCAACAAATTCAATCGTGGTATTATAATTTTTAGGATTGTCTGATAGAGACCTTCTTTTTCTATTATCAACACCTTGAGTTGTTTCGAATAATTGGAAAACTCTTTCGACACCGGGTTTAACTTCAAACTCATCTTCATCCATTAAGAATCCCATCATAGTGAACTCGTAACTTTGTATATAATATTTTCTTTTCTCAACGTCCATTACCGATTCGTCAGATACATTATCCATAATTATAGGAATGTAATGTCCTTTAATTTGAGTATATGCTTGTTTTGATGAAAATTTCTGTAAAATAGTTTTATTAAGAGTGTTTAATTCTCTCATTCTGTTACAAATAATTTTAACAGAATATTTTATATCAACAGGAACAGGTTGAGGTATCTTATACACATCAACATTAATTCTATTCCCATCAAAACTTGGAACCGAGGCGTAATAAAATTCTTTTCTGTTTGGGATTGTCCACAGTAGTGATGGTAATGAACCGTATTTTATTTCAGGATTTCTAACAACTGTAATAAATGGTGGTGAGACATTTTTATCCAAGTCTTGGAAGTTCCAAGTTTGTGTAAATTGAGCCCAATTTTGTGTGGTAATTAAAATATCTGTTGTTGGAATTACTTTTCCTTCTGTAACCACTTTTAAATCATTTTTAACAAAATCTAAAAATCCTCCATCCAAATCTGCGTGTAAAATTGATTTTGGTAAAAAAGTTCCGTGTTCGTTAATTTTATCTAATAACTCAACTCTACGAGGATATAATGTCCTGTAGGGAGTTAATTCAATATTTTTTTTTATTTGTTTAGGAAATCCCATATTAGTATTTTAAAATTTCGTTAATTACGAATAATTTATTCTTTTGGTTAATCATATCAACCTCTTTCGCTCGATATACAGGTTGTTTTGTT